AAGCCATATTTCGGGAGCGAGTTCGAGCCTCTGCTCGCACGGCGCATTCTCGTCGAGCAGCCGCCAGCGACCGAATGGCCGGTTTGCGCCTCTTGCGAATGCGGAATTGACGCGCGCCCGATTCAGGTGACCGGGGATCGCCACATCGCACCTTGTCCGTATGATCACCGCTGTGATGCCACCCTTGATGACGACGATTTGCGCAGCTTTCGAATTGACGGCGAAGTCCTGATCAAGGAAATCGCCGTCGCTTCAGGGATCGTTGGCGAACCGGAACCAATCTTGCCCGGAGTCTGGCATTTTGGTCCGCTCGACTCGAAGCGAACGATATTCGGTGCGCTTTCGATCGTTGCCGCCACGCAGCCCGGCCTGATCGTCGCGATGAGAGCATCGTCACGCGGTCAGCCGATGACTCTTGTTGCGCCGCCGTTGCCGATGGCGGAACGGCAACAGTTCAAGCAGGCGGGAATTCATCTGGTGACGATCGGAGATGCGATCGGCTGCAACAACTGCGCCTCCTGGGCGCTGGATACATCTCGCCTTGCACCTGAGACCGGGGTTACGCCGCGCCTCGTCATCTGTCGGGCGGCGAAAAATGTCACGCTCGACGGCATTACGAAGATGATGGCCGATCAAAGCTTCAAGTTGCTTGTTCTGTTGGTCGAACAAGCACTGAAATCCCAGGCCGTTGTAGAAAACCGCCGTATTGAAGGTCACCTCTGGGGAGCAAATGTCCATCGGATAACGTCTGAGGTTCGCGAGCCGGTTCGCGCGCTCCGTGACGCATTGGCCGCGGATAGTGCTGATCCGAAAACGATAAGGTCTCTTATCGAGAACCGACGCAATCCAAACGGCTATCGATTGGCCCTTGCTCCAGAGGAGATCGACTTGAGGCCGTGAATTTCCCTACTGTCGCAGACCAATGGTCCACGTTTATTAGCGAGGAGTAGCGCACGACGGCGATCACGATCCATTTAGGAAAACAGGATGTCAGGATACGGATCCGAGAAGGATGGCGGTTACAACGAGCTAAGCAAAGCATACAAGAAGAACCCGTCCATCGAACTCTATGTAAAGCTGCGTCGTGCCCACCCTGACGCTGAAATTGAAGTCAGCGTCATCGGCGGTATGGAGCAGCTCTTCTTCATGGAGGCCGAGCTAAAGAGGTTCGGATTCGATCCTCTTCTAGTCGCCTCGGTAATGGATGCTGACCCAGACGCTATCTCCGAGCTGTCGCTTCAGCTCATGGAAGGGATGATCAAGGCCAGGCATCTTTCAAAGGGTGGAAAGACTCATCTTTCGCGACGAGGTCTGGCGATTCCGGACAAGCTCACAAATTGGCTTATCGCCCTTATGCTCGACGGGCTTAGCTGGAATGATGACCTTCACATGCCGCGGGACCTGATTGTCCTCATTCGCGAGAGATTGGGCGGCTCTAAACCCGAATATGAACAAGCATCCCACGCACACGAGATGCGTTGGGCGGCAATCATAATTGGCGGCCAGCTGCAAGCGCGGGGCATTAAGCCCAGCTTCAGGATGCTGGCCAAAGCCCTTAACGTTGCTCCAAGTACAGTCAAGCGTTGGTTCCCGAAGGGTGATTTCACTACCGAAGTTGAGCATGTTGCTGGGTGGTTTGACGAAAACGGTCAGCCCAAATCGATCGAACAAATGGGTGGGCGACCGTTGCGCAAGAATTAAGCTGCGCAACGCCCGGCGGTTATTTCAGACCTGCGTTGCCGACGAATTCGGCTGTTCGCAGGGTTAGTTGGTGAGCGCGGCATTAGCCACTCTCCACCCACGTCATCCCCACGTTCTGCCCACCATGTGAGGCAGCGCCACGGGCAACCTGCGGACATCACGAACGATGACCGAGGTCTTGTCCGATGCAATCTCCAATTTCCCGCGCCGATCTGCAGACCCTGTTGTATGAGGCCGATGGTGCTGCCCGCCGATTGATCCGCAAGCTGCGTCTTTCCAAGGACGATCTCGCCGATGTTCGTCAGGAGCTGCTGGTCGACGTGATCGCCCGACTGCCGGCCTTCGATCCCAAGCGCGGTTCCCTCGGCGCATTCGCCGGCATCGTCATGGCCAACCGGGCCGCTCGCATCGCCCACAAAGTGAAGCGAGAGCGCCGGCTCTATGGTGCGGTGCCAACCTCACTCGACGAGACATTGCCCAAAGGCGACGGCGCCACCCGGGGCGATTTTGTTTCCGAAGAGGATGGCCTATCGGCCTATTTCGGCCAGCCCGCGGATGCCTTCGCCGATGTTGAGCGCCGGCTCGACGTCGAGCGTGGCCTTGGCGCCCTCGATCCGGACGACGCCCGGCTATCCGCGGCACTCTCGCAGTCAAACATCGATGAACTTGTGGACCGCGGTCATGCAGCGCGCAGCAGCCTCTATCGCCGCGTGAAAAACATCCGGCTTGCCCTGCTCGCCGCCGGCCTGAAGGCCGCGTGAGACGGTTCGGCCCGACCGCGAGTAGGAGCCCACCATGATCAGCACCGTCACCAAGCTTCCGACCGCTCACCGGCGGATCGACGAAACCGATCTGTGCGGCTGGATCGGCCAAGCCGCGCCCGGCGAGGCGCTGGAGTACTACCGCGGCTTCCTCGCGATGGACACGTTTTCGCAGGCGAAACGTCTCGCCGAGCGCGAGCGCGCCGAACTCGTGCGCCTGGCGCGCCGTGCCTGGTGGGCGAGCGAGCAGAGGCTGATCCATCTCGTTCAGCGTCGCCACGGCGCCGACGACTACAGCTATCTCGCAATCGCTCGCGCGAAGCCCCAGCAGGCCTCGGCCTCGCTCTCGTCGCTGCTGTTGGCGGAGGTCGCGTGATGGGCCGCAACCTCCACAAGCCGACATCTTGCCTCCGCATCAACAAAGAGGTCTCGTGATGACCACATCTGCTGCAGTGACCGCGTTGCGCAAGCGCCATATCTGGCTCGAAGCGCTGCCGGACACCATTGCCATTCCTGCGCTCGAAGCGCGGCAACGTGAAGCCAGCGTCAAAACGATCGAGGATGCCACGCTCGACGACATCGCATTCGCGATGCTCGCGGCGGAGGCGGAATTCAATGCCGTCGGCGACCGGCTGCACGCGCTGCGCAAACTCTACGGTCTCGCCCGGCAGGCCGGTGCGCTCGGCGCCGACCGCGCGGTCGGGGCGATTTCCAATGAGGGAGACCGCTAATGGCGCTGCGCATTATCACCGCCGATCAGCGGCTCGCCGAGGCACACACCAAGACCACGATGGCGATCTTCGGCCCTTCCGGTGTGGGCAAGACCTCGCTGCTCAAGACCCTGCCGCCTGCGGAGACGCTCTGCATCGATCTCGAAGCGGGCATGAAGTCGGTCCAGGACTGGCCCGGCGACAGCATCCCGGTGCGCAGCTTCGCCGATGCGCTCGACGTCGCCTGCCTCGTCGGCGGCGTCGATCCGGCGGCCGATGAGAAGACCTTCTTCTGCGAAAGCCACTACCGGCATCTCGGCGACACCTATCCCGACCTCGTCCGCATGATCGCGGGCAAGCGCATCATCTTCGTGGACTCCATCACCGACCTCACGCGCCTGGCGATGGCCTGGGCGAAGACGCGGCCGGAAGCGCAGTCGGAACGAACCGGCAAGCCTGACACCCGCGGCGCCTACGGCCTGCTGGCGCGCGAAACCATCGGGCTCCTGAAGCACCTGCAACACGTGCCTGGCCGCACCGTGATCTTCGTCGGGATCCTCGACCGCGTCACCGACGAGTTCAACCGGGTCACCTGGCAGCCGCAGATGGAAGGCGGCAAGGCCGCCCGCGAACTCCCCGGCATCGTCGACCAGGTGATCTCCATGAGCCGGTTTGCGCCCGATGGCGACACCTGGCGTCACGAGCCCGATCGCGGCGAGGTGCGCCGCCTCGTCTGCCAGTCGGCCAATCCGTTTGGCCTGCCGGGCAAGGATCGCTCCGGCCGCCTCGACATCACCGAGCCGCCCGACCTCGGCGCGCTGCTCCGCAAGATCAACCAGACCAGCAAAGGATGACCACCATGTTCGACATGAACGACGCCGAGCCGCAGAAGACCGGCGAACTCATTCCAGACGGCACCTTCGCCAAGGTGACCATGATCATCCGCCCGGGCGGGATCGACGGCCAGAGCGAGATCGACCAGGCCCTGCTCAAGGCGCCAAAGGACCCCACCAGCGACGTGCGGATGCTCGACTGCGAGTTCACCGTGGCGGAGGGACCGCATGCCAAGCGCAAGTTCTGGCAGATGTTCACCGTCCAGGGCGGCAAGGTCGACGAAAACGGCGTCTCGATCGCCTGGAAGATTTCGAAGAGCAGCTTCCGCGCCATGATCGACAGCGCACTCGGCCTCGACCCGCAGGACATGAGCGAGGCGGCGAAGCAGAAACGCGTCCTGCGCGGACTTGCCGATCTATCGGGCGTCACCTTCGTCGCCAAGATCAGGATCGAGGCCAGCGAGGATGCTCGCTACGGCGATCAGAACCGCCTCGACCGCGTGGTGTTGCCCGGCGAGAAGGAATGGAAGCTCGTCATGGACGGCAAGGATGTGCCGGCGAGCCCAAGCCGCTCGCGCGGGGCCGGCAGCAAAGCCGCTGCCGCGCAACCCGCCTGGACGCAGACCACGGGACAGGGCGGACAGCCGGCTGCCGCGCAACCGCGATCACCGCAGGCGTCCGGCGCGCCCGCCTGGTCGCAACCGTCAGCAGGTGCGGCGGTACCTGCAGCAAAGCCAGCGGGTCCGGCTTGGCTCAATGGTTGAGCCATGACCGACGACGAGTGGCAGGCGCACGTCACGCATGAAGCGGCCAAGGCAATCGGCGAATGGCTCGAAGGAAGAGGACGGCTTCACCAGCCAATCCGCTCTTTGACCATGCCCGAGATCGAGGCCATGGCGCAGAACGCCATCAGCCGATTCATCGTGCTGGCGTCGCAGCGGATCGTTCAAGAGCCCGACGAGCCCGGGTCGCAGAAGCTCTCGATGCTGCTGTTGGGCTGAGAGCCTGCACCCTCTGCAGCCGGGAATCCCGCGGCTTCTACTACACGCACCAGCTGCGCCCCGACCGCTACCCGACTTATCCCTTCTGTTCGCTGCGCTGCCTCAATGCCGGCGCCGCCATCGCCAAGAGGAACCACGGCGTGATCGACAAGACCGAACTGGAGATGCAGGCGATCAAGGCGGCGCGGCGCAATTTTGCGGAGGTGCTGACCGAGCTCGGGTTGATGGCGCCGTTCCACGACCGAACTCCTGAAGAGATCGATCGCATCATCGAGGCCTGCATCGACGGCTTCCAGGAAGCCATGCGCCGCGAAACGCTCAACGACGACATTCCATTTTGAGGCCGGCCATGGATATCGTCGACCTCAACCACGGCTCCGGATTCATTTACGGCCGCGCCCCCGCGCCGCCGCCGATCGGCGAGCGCATTGACGCCCTCGTTGACGGCGCGCTCACGGCAGAGCGTGCTGTCATGCCTGCGCGCGACTATCTCGGCGCGTCCCGCATCGGCGAACCGTGCGCACGCCGGCTCTGCTACGAGCTGATGCAGGCGCCGGTCGATGGTGGCGCCGATTTTTCCGGGCGCATGCTACGCATTTTCGAAGCCGGCCATCGTTTCGAGGAAATGACCATCCGGTGGCTGCGGCTCGCCGGGTTCGATCTGCGCACGCACAAGCGCAATGGCGAACAGTTCGGCTTCTCGGCCGCCGCCGGCCGCCTCTGCGGCCACATCGATGGCGTCATCGTCGGCGGGCCCGACGTCGGCATCGAGTATCCGGCCCTGTTCGAGCACAAGGCGCTCAAGTCCTCGTCCTGGCAGGACACCGTCAAGCAGGGCGTAAAGGCTTCCAAGCCGATCTACTGGGCGCAGGTCCAGGTCTACATGGCCTACCTCGCGGTCGAGCGGACTCTATTTGTCGCCCTCGACAAGGACACGCAGGCGCTCCGCTACGAGCTCGTCTCCTTCGATCCGCCGGCAGCCCAGGCGCTCTCCGACAAGGCCGTCGCCGTGATCCGCTCAGTCGAGGCTGGCGAGCTGCTGCCGCGCATCTCCGACGACGCCGGCTTCTTCATCTGCACGTTCTGTCCGTACCGCATCCGCTGCCACGGGCTCGCACCGGGAGGCAATGCATGACCATCACCCTCTCCGAGAGCCAGCGCGCGGCGATCACCACGGTCAAGGACTGGTACGAGAACCGCACGAAGGAGCAGCAGGTCTGCCGCGTGTTCGGCTATGCCGGCGCCGGGAAGAGCACGATCGTCAAGTATGCGATCGAGGAACTGGGACTCTCGACCTCGGGAGCCGAGTCGAAGATCGGCGACGTGCTTTATGCCGCCTTCACCGGCAAGGCCGCCCTGGTGATGACGCGCAAGGGTACGCCCGCATCCACGATCCACTCGCTCATCTATCGGGTGTCGGAGGCAAGCCCGCAGGAAATCGAGAAGCTCAAGGCCGAGGTCGCCGAGATCCAGGCGAAGCTGCCATCGCTCGGAGTAGCCGAGCGATTGTTCGAGGAATCCCGCCTCCGGTCGCTCGAGCTGCGGCTGAAGGACGTTCACAAGCCGCGCTTCGTGCTCAATTCCGAGTCCGTCCTGCGCGATGCCAAGCTGCTCGTCCTCGACGAGGTGTCCATGGTCGGCGCGGAGATGGCGCGCGATCTCCTTGCCTTCGGCAAGCCGACTCTCGTCCTGGGCGATCCCGGCCAGTTGCCGCCGGTCAAGGGCGAGGGCGCCTTCGACACCGACAAGCCCGACGTGCTCTTGACCGAAGTGCACCGGCAGGCCGGCGACAGCGCCATCATCCGCCTTGCGACCTGGGCACGCGAAGGGAAATCAATTCCCTACGGCGAGCACGATGAATTCGTGTGGAAGATGCGCCGGTCCGATGTGGACGCATCGGGCCTGCTCCGGGCCGGGCAGGTGATCTGCGGGCGCAACGCAACGCGCGTGCAGCTCAACCTCGCCATGAAGCAGGCCGCAGGCTTCGCTGCGTCCTATCCGACCGGGGCCGGCGAGAAGCTGATCTGCCTGCGCAATCGCAACGACATCGGCCTGGTCAACGGCATGTTCGTAACCCTCGGCGACATCGAGGAGGATGGCGACGAGATCGCCTTCAAGGCCACGATCACCACCGAGGATGGGCACAAGGTTGGTGGCGAGACCAACGGCAAGCGCGAGCGCTTCCGCATCTATCGCGGCCACTTCGACGATCATCTGTCGCCCGATCCCGATCGGGACCGGCGCGACCATCATAAGAAACGCAGCCTGATCGAGTGCGTCTGGGGCTGGGCCATCACGTGTCACAAGTCGCAGGGCTCCCAGTTCGAGAACGTCGTGGTGTTCGACGACGGGCTCGGGCGCACGCCACAGGATCGTGCACGCTGGCTCTACACCGCCATCACCCGCGCCGAGCGCGGGCTGGTGCTGCTCGATTGAGGCGCCGATGCTCGACCTCAACGACGCGCAACCTGTATGGCCGATCGAGCGGTTTGACCTCGATGCCATCGTCTCGCGTCTGCGCGATAGCGCCGAGCAATGGGTTCCGCGGCTGTTCCCGAATGGCCGGCGGGTGGGCGATGAATGGCGGCTCGCCAATATCCAGGGTGCCGCGCCACGCAAGAACGGCTCTTGCGTGATTGCGCTTGCCGGCGAGCACGCTGGCGACTGGATTGACTTCGACGGCGGCCATGGCGGTGGACCGCTCAGCACATTGGAGAATGCGACGGGACTCAGCGGACGCGAGCTGTTCGCCTACGCGGCTGATCTGACGAAAACGGGCGTGCAGCCGAAACGGTCCGCCGCCAAGCCGTCGTCCAAGCAGGCCGATCAGGCCCGCGAGATCGAACACATCCTCTCGAAGGCGGCACCCATCGCGGGCACGTTGGGGGAACGATATCTCGCTTCGCGTGGCCTACCGGCTCCGGACTGCGCCGACCTATTGTTCCATCCGGACCTGACGCATTGGGAAAGCCGGCGTGGCTTTCCGGGCCTGGCAGCCGTGGTACGGGACGTTGCCGGGAACCGTATCGCGCTCCACCGCACCTATCTCGCCGACGATGGCACCGCCAAGGCGCCGGTCGATAACCCACGCAAAATGCTGGCCTCGATCGCAGGCGGCGCCGTGCGTCTCGCCAATCTGACTGACGACCGTGTCATCGGGCTGGCCGAGGGCATCGAGACGGCGCTCTCGGTGATGGTGGCATGTGCGCGCCTGCCCGTCTGGGCAACACTCTCGACCTCCAACCTGGAACAGGTGGCTCTGCCCACCGAGATGCGGAAGGTCGTGCTCCTTGCCGACCACGATCCCTCCGGCGCTGGTGCGCGCGCGGCCGAGACTGCTGCCGCCCGTCTGCATGCCGAGGGCCGGCGGGTCTTCATCGCCATGCCGCCAAAGGAGGGCGACGACTTCAATGACCTGCTGCTGCGCGACGGCGTCGATACCGTGCGCAGAATCGTTGAAGCGGCGGTCGAATGGGGCGCCCACAGCAACGACGACCGCATGATCCTCGCCATCGACAGCGGCACGCACAAGCCGATCGGCTTCGGGCAGTCGGATCGCCCCCGACCGCAGTTGCGCGCCGACAATGGCGATCTGGCGCGCGCGGTATCGCAGGCGTGGCAGATCCTGCTCGCCGCCAATGATCCGCCCTGGATGTTCCGTGCCGCCGGATGCCCGACCTGGGTGGTGCGCGATGACGACGGCCTGCCCATGGCGAAGCCCCTGACCGAGGATCGCCTGCGTCCGGTGCTCGCCCAGCTCGCCGATTGGCGAAAGCTCTCCCGCAACGGCGATCTGATCCCTGCCCATCCACCCTTGGCAGTGATCAAGTCGATCCTCGCCACACCCGATCCGGCGCTTCCCGTGCTGACAGGCATCGTCACGACGCCCGTGTTCGGCCGCGAGGGCGAACTCATCACCGAGCCCGGCTACCATCCGGCTGCGCGCCTGCTCTACGACCCGCCCAAGGGCTTCGTCCTGCCGCCGGTGCCGGCACAACCTACGCAATCCGACATCGCCGTTGCGCGGTCTCTGCTGCTCGACGACCTATTGGGAGATTTCCCTTTCATCGGCGAAGCCGAGCGCGCGCATGCGCTTGCGCTGCTGCTCGTAGGCTTCGTGCGCGCCATGATCGATGGGCCGACCCCATTGCATCTGGTCGAGAAACCGACCCAAGGCACCGGCGCGACACTGATGGTGGATGTGATGTCGGTCGTCGCGATCGGCTGCCGCGCGAGTGTCATGGTCGAAGGCAGCGACGACGAGGAATGGCGCAAGCGCCTGACCGCCAAGCTGCGCCAAATCCCGTCCGTCGTCCTGATCGACAATCTGCGGCGCCCGCTCGACTCCTCGGCGCTCGCTGCCGCGCTCACCGCGCCGTTCTGGGAAGACCGCATCCTCGGTGTCTCGGAAACGACGCGGCTGCCGATCCGTTGCATCTGGATTGCCACCGGCAACAATGCCGAATTCTCTGGCGAGATGGCGCGCCGGCTCGTGCGCATCCGGCTCGACGCCCGCGTCGACCAGCCCTGGCGCCGCAGCGGCTTCCGTCATCCCGATCTCGTGGGCTGGGTGCACGCCAACCGGGCAGACCTCGTCGCCGCTTGCCTGACGCTATGCCGCGCCTGGATCGCGGCCGGCATGCCGCGCGGCCTCAAGAACATCGGCAGCTTCGAAGCCTGGGCTGCCGTGATGGGCGGCATGCTCGACGCGATCGGCGTTCCCGGATTCCTTGGCAACATCGACGAGATGCTCGAAGCCTCCGACGGCGAAGGCACGGTCTGGCGCGTGTTCGTTGGGCAATGGTGGGACCGCTTTGGAACGGCCGAGGTCGGCACCAGCGGCCTCTACGAGCTCGCCGTCAACTGCGAGCCGCCGCTTCCGCTCGGCCCCGGCGGCGACCGTTCCCAGCGAACCCGGCTCGGCAAGGCACTCGCGCGCATGCGCGACCGGGTGTTCGACATCGGCGGACTCAAGGCGCGCATCCGCGCGATTGGCGTCTCGCACCAGGCCCGCCGCTGGCAGCTCGCCCTCGAAGGGGAACATGGGGAACGTGGGGAACGTTTTCCGGACCCGTCCGAAGCCGAAAAAGGGGAACGTCAGGCGTCTGCCGACCAACGTTCCCCCCAACGTTCCCCGGACTATCCCATTGATAATGAAGGCATCGGGGAACGTGGGGAACGTGGGGAACGTTTTTCCGACCCCCGCGCGTGCGCGCGCGTACACAATAATAAAGAAGAGCAAACACGTTCCCCACGTTCGTCACGTTCCCAAAACGCTGACAACTCAGAGGCTTGTACCGGGGAACATGGCGGGGAACGTCACGAAGCACGTTCCCCACGTTCCCCAGACGCAGATTCCCCCGATTGGCTGAAGGGGGTGCCGTGATGCCGCGCGCCCTCGACACTGGATTGATTCCCGGAGGCGCGCCATGAGCCGGCAGCGTCTCCCCAATCGCCGGCCCAGTATCACGACCAGGCTCGTGCACGACTGCCGGTCCTATTCGGTGACGGTCGGCTTTGATCCGAACACCGACCGCATCGGCGAAGTGTTCACGCACGGCGCCAAGGTCGGCTCCGCCATGGACGGTATCCTCGACGATGCCTGCATCGCGCTCTCGCTCCTGCTTCAGCACGGCGTCGAGCCCACCGCGCTCGCTGCGAGCATGGGGCGGCTTGGCGACGGCAAGACGCCTGCTTCGATCATTGGCGCGCTCGCCGACCTCATCGCCCGCGAGGCGCAGCCATGAGGTGGGCACCCAAAGGATACGGCGGAGAGCGGCGCACGCCCGATCGGGTCAAACGCGATGGCTGGCACGAGCACGGCATCCTGGTGGTGAGCGTGCATGATCAAATTCTTACCTGGCCGGAGCGTGAACTGATCCGGCAACTCGGCGAAAAGCTCCACGGCAAACGCTCGGTGCTCAAGGAGGTGTGCCATGGCTGATTGGACGCCAACCCTCGTGGAAGCGCGGCTTGACCAGGCAGCGGACGTGATGAAGCGTCTGCCCGACGTGCGCATACAGGGCTACTATTCGCTGTGGCCGAAGATGCTCGCCGAGTTCAGTGATTTGGTCGGTCAGGAGCCATCGCGGCTCAGGCGTCCTCCGCCGTCTCCCGATGCCATCACGCGGATGGAGGAGACGGTGGGCTGGTTGCGCTGGCTTGAAGCCGAAGACGCAAAGCTTGCGTGGGCACGCGCCGAGCGCACGCCGTGGAAAATGATCTGCTGGCGTTTCGGCGTCGGTCGCGCCACGGCGCATCGCCGCTGGGAGTACGCGCTCAGTCTGATCGCGTGGCGCTTGAACGGACGCGCTGCGCCGGCAAAACGCTCGCGGCGATTCCTCGTTGAACGCGCGCGATTGCTGTCAAGTTAATTGTGAAGCGTGAGACATTTTTCGGTGAGACATTTTCCGGCGAGACAGAAGCGACCGACGCGGTGTAATTTCGCGGCAGGCTCGCGAGAGGCGCGCGCGACGATCGGCAGAGCCGAGTCGCGGGTCCTCCCTGGCGGAAATGGTATGCGGGGGGCAAAAGCCCGGAATTTCGCTACAGGCAGCCGCAAAATCTGAGTTACCAGTTACCACGCGACGTTGGCCCTCGTGTGCCCTAAAGGCGCGCAACGGCGCGGTTTCTGCCCGCCGCGGGTGGTAACCGCCACTGGTAACGTGCCTAAGCCGGTTACCACCCCCCACCGCGGTGCTGGGCCGACACGAACACATGACGCCCCGACTGCCGGACACGGTCGAGCATTGGCCGCTCGACCGGCTGATTCCCTATGCGCGGAATGCCCGCACGCATGCGGATGACCAGATCGCGCAAATCGCTGCCTCGATCGTCGAGTTCGGCTGGACCAATCCGATCCTGGTCGACGCGGAGGGCGGGCTCGTCGCTGGCCATGGCCGGCTGCTTGCGGCACGCAAGCTTGGTCTCGACACAGTACCGGTCGTCGTCCTCGACCACCTCACGCCGGCACAGCGGCGCGCCTATGTGATCGCGGATAACAAGCTCGCGCTCAATGCCGGCTGGAACGAGGAACTGCTTGCGGCCGAGCTGCATGCCCTGAACGGCGAGGGATTCGACCTTGCGCTCACTGGCTTCTCGGAGACCGAGCTCGATGCGCTCATGGCGCCGCTCGACGACGAGGCGGACGCCAGCGGCGGTGCGGACGAAGATGCGGCGGACGAGATGCCCGCGCCACCCCGCGAGCCGATCTCTCGGCCTGGCGATCTCTGGGTGATTGGCGAGCATCGCCTGCTCTGCGGCGACAGCACCGATCCCGCCGCCGTCGCGCGCGTCATGAACGGAGGGCAAGCGGCGCTCGTCTTCACGTCGCCGCCCTACGGCAACCAGCGGGATTACACGACCGGCGGGGTCGGCGATTGGAACGCGCTGATGCGCGGCGTGTTCGCGGAATTGCCCCTCACGGATGCCGCGCAGGTTCTCGTCAATCTCGGCTTGATTCACCGCGACAACGAGTGGCAGCCCTATTGGCAGACCTGGCTCGCATGGATGGCGGAGCAAGGCTGGCGGCGGTTCGGACTCTATGTCTGGGACCAGGGGCCGGGACTGCCGGGCGACTGGAACGGGCGCCTAGCGCCTGCCTTCGAGTTCGTCTTCCACTTCAATCGTAAGGCGCGCAAGCCCAACAAAATCGTGCCCTGCAAGTGGGCCGGCCACGTCAACGACACACACGGCGGCATTCGGCACAAGGACGGCCACGTCGGCGAATGGAATCACGCGGGACAGGGCGTCCAGGTGACGCGCATCCCGGACAACGTCATTCGGATCACGCGGCACAAGGCGCGTGGCATCGAGACCGAGCATCCGGCGGTGTTTCCGGTGGCGTTGCCGGAATTCGTGATGCGCGCCTACAGCGGCGACGGCGAGATCGTCTACGAGCCCTTTGCGGGCTCCGGCACCAGCATTGTCGCTGGCGAGCGCACGGGACGGAAACTCCGAGCGATCGAGCTCGCTCCAGAATACGTCGACCTCGCCATCCTACGGTGGCGCAAACTCTTTCCAGACAAATCAGTGAACCTTGATGGCGAAGGCCAAACCTTCGAAGCGGTCGCGCGACAGCGCGGGGTCGCAATCCCCGACGACGAGTGACTCGCTGCAGGTTGAGCTCTGGCCGATCGATCGGCTACTGCCCTATGCGGCGAACGCGCGGACACACCCGGACGAGCAGGTCGTCCAGATTGCCGGCTCGATCGCGGAGTTCGGGTTCAACGTACCCTGTCTCGTCGACGACCGCGGCGTGCTGATCGCTGGCCACGGCCGGATCGTCGCAGCGAAGCGGCTTGGGCTGCAGCACGTTCCCGTCATCCGCCTTGGGCACCTGACCGATGCGCAAGCACGAGCATTCAGGCTCGCCGACAATCGCATCGCGCTCAACGCCGGCTGGGACGAGGCGATGCTCGCTGCCGAGCTCGGGCGGCTCAAGGAAGACGGCGTCGACCTCGATCTACTCGGCTTTGCCGAGGACGAGCTCGACCGCTTGCTCGACGGCCTTGATGCGGGCGGAACACCCGAGGGAGAGGACGAAGTTCCGGAACTGCCCACCGAGGCGGTGACGCGGACAGGCGATCTTTGGCTGCTTGGACCGCATCGGCTCTTGTGTGGCGACGCGACGGTCGCGACCGATGTTCAGCGGTTGCTCGCAGGCGTGCGTCCACACCTGATGGTGACGGACCCGCCCTATGGCGTCGAGTACGATCCGAACTGGCGGAACGAATCCGGGGTCTCCGAGACGGCGCGTGTCGGCAAAGTCAGCAACGATGATCGCGCCGATTGGCGCGACGCCTGGAGCCTGTTTCCGGGCGAGGTCGCTTATGTCTGGCACTCCGGGATTCACGCGCGGACCGTCGCGGAGAGTCTGGACGCGTGCGGCTTCCTGATCAGGGCACAGATCGTATGGGCGAAGCCACGCCTGGTGCTGGGTCGCGGAGATTATCACTGGCAGCACGAGCCCTGCTTTTACGCGGTGCGAAAGGGAGCGACTGGCCACTGGCAAGGCGCGCGCGATCAAACAACGCTCTGGACCATCGCCACCGGCGAGAACGACGAAGCCACCGAGCACGGCACCCAGAAGCCGGTCGAGTGCATGCGCCGGCCGATGGTCAACAACAGCGCGAAAGGTGATCCTATTTATGAGCCGTTCGCAGGCTCTGGTTCGACGTTGATTGCCGCCCAGTCGGTCGCGCGGGTTTGCCTGGCGATTGAGATCGACCCGCGCTACTGCGATGTCGTCATCGAGCGCTGGAAGCGCCATGCGGGAGGTGCGGTGACACTTGCAGACGACGGCCGCGCATTTGATGCGCTGAAGCGTGAACGAGTTGCAGCATAAACACAGCTGCCTTCATTCACGCAATGTCCTGACGCGCCAGCGACGCAATGCGACTGCGGCCCAAATTGCTTCGATCACTCCGAATGGCCAAGCCCCCTGAAGAAACCCGTAGATCGAACCCAGAGCGCAAGCGACAGCGAACATGAAAATGAACCATGGGTTTCGATCCTCCAATGCGTAGCAGATCAGCATTGTGGTTACGGCAAACAATCCGAAGAGTGTCAGAGCATCCATAAATAGGCAGGTCTTCTTTGCTAGTCTCGTACTTAGCAGCGCAGTTTGACACAGCGCACGATGTCAGGCGATTTCCTAGCTAGGCTCGCTTGCGTCCACCGAGCCGGTGCCTCAAAGGAAGTAGCCCGACAAGTGTGATGAGCGTAAACATAGCTCCCGCGAGGAATGTTGCTTGCGGCCCAGAAATGTCCCAAAGCGCCCCTGCGATGACACTGGCCAACAGCAGCACCACTCCGGTGATCAGATTGAACACGCCGAAGGCGGTCCCCCGCAGTTCGGCAGGCGCCGCATCGGCAACAAGCGTCGCGAGCAGGCCCTGCGTGAAACCCATATGGAGGCCCCAAAGCGCTGCGCCCACGAGAACCCCAAGTATATTTGGTGAAAGCGCCAAACACAGATCGGCGACGAACAAGAACAAAAGCCCAACGATCATGACGGTCGCCCGATTGGCTTTGTCGGACAGCACGCCGGCCGGATAGGCCGACACTGCATAGAAGACGTTCATCACGATCATGACCACAGGTGCCCACATGATTGCTAAGCCGATCGATTGGGCGCGCAGGACCAAAAACGCCTCGCTGAAACGCGCGAGCGTGAACACCGCCGCGATGCCTACCACCCACCAATAGGCGCTGCCCAATCGGCCAAGTTCGGCCCGGCTCAACGGCATTTTGACCTTCCGAAGCTCGGCGGGACGCTCCGGTTCTCGAACCGCAAATAGAATGAGCCCAAACGCCAAGAAAGCCGGAATGACAGCAATCCAAAAGACAACGACAAAATTATTGGCGAGCCACCACATGAATGCGATGGCGAGCAGCGGACCCAAGAATGCACCGATCGTGTCGAGCGATTGTCGTAGTCCGAAGCTCGCGCCACGCACCTCGGGCGGGCTCAGATCGGCGACGAGCGCGTCGCGCGGCGCGCCCCGGATGCCCTTGCCGACGCGGTCGATGAAGCGGGCGGCGACCAGCCATTCGACGCTTGCGGCCAACGGAAAGATCGGTTTTGTGAATGCTGCAAGTCCATAACCGAGTGCCGCCAGAAACTTGCGTTTGCCGAGCCAGTCGCTCAGCGCACCTGAAAATACCTTTGTGATCGAAGCGGTCGCTTCAGCGATCCCCTCGATGAAACCAACCGTGAGCGTCGAGGCACCGAGAACGGTCACGAGATAAAGCGGCAACAAGGCGTGGATCATCTCGGAGGAGATATCCATGAGCAGCGACACGAAGCCGAGCGCCCAAACCCCTCCCGGAATCTGCCGCCATTTCGCAATGACCGGGCTGGCGGGATCTGACATCGGTTGGCTCCTGTGGCGCAAGGCGCGACCAACGAAGGGAAGCGCTGGCTGCGCATCGAAAGATTACGCCAGCCAGCGCTTGAAGTCAGAGGTGAACCGAAGGTTCAGGTTTTGATTTTGTAAACCCGTCCGCGCCCTTCGACCTTCTCCGACTGCACGTCGAGCCCGAGCTTCTTCTTGAGCGCACCCGCGATGGCGCCGCGCACGGTGTGCGCCTGCCACTCGAATTTCTTCACGATCTCCTCGATGGTGGCGCCTTTGGAACTCTTGAGCATTTCGATGAGTTGCGCCTGCTTGCTGTTGGCGCGCGTGCCACGCGGCTTGTCCTTCGATTTGCCGGCCTTTTGCTTGCGGCGCGAACCTGTATCGGCTTCCGCGGCTGCATCGGCGTTACCCTCGGTACCGGCAGGAGCCTCGTCCTGATCGATGCCAAGGGCCTCGAATGCGGCTGGCGCCGCACGCAAGGTCAAGCGGCCACGCTTCTTGTCCTCGCGCCAAACGGTGTCCTCGCGCTTGGCCTGCACTTCCTTGATCAGGCCCTTGTTGAGAAGGCTGCCGAGGACCTTGGCTGCGGCACCGCCGGGAAGTTTGGCGGTGAGTGGATAGACCGATCGGTCCTGCCGCTGGCATGCGGCTGACAGAACGACGAGTTGAGAATCGGAAAGCTGTGCCATGGTGTTGGCTCCCTGGTAGTCGGGCCGCGACCACCGCGGCCCTTCTACGACCCCGAGCCCCGCATCGGAGCGGGGCGGAACCTCGGAGCGCGGAAGCCAATCAGTTCCGGCGCGACAGCACGCGGTTCATGGATTGCTCGAAGGTCTCGTTCGGCAGCGCAGTCTCGGCCGCGTGCCGGATCACGCCGAAAATGAGCAGTTGCACGCGTCTGGCCGCCTGTTCGAGCGTCTCTCCGGGCAGAACCGTGGCGCCGTAATTCGCGAGGAATTTTCGGAGCGCCGGCTCGCGCGCAGCGGCGACGCGGGCGCGAATCTCCGTGGGGGTTAGGCCGGTCCAGTCTTCCATGACGATGCTCCTCCCGATCGCTACGCGGCTGCTTCGGCCATGATCTCGCAGTCGATGACGAAGCCGACCAAGTAGGGCAGTCCACGCGGAATGCCAGTCTCGCGCGCGGTGCGCCGGTTGATGGTCCAGGTCATCCACCGCTCGACGGCGGCTTCGATTGCTTGCGGCAGGGGCAGTCCCTTGAACAGGCCGTTCGCCACGTCGTCGGCGAAGTGCCGGCCATGGCGGCTGTCGAGGAAATCGCGAACACCGGCGTCTGAGCATCCCGTCGCTTCGCCGACTGCCTGCATGGCGATCGGCCAGGCTGCGGCAGGATCGGCATGGTGATGGATGGTGCCGAAGAATCCCCAGGCTTCGTTGTTGCTGGGCAGCGTGGCGGTCTTGGTCATGGCGTTCTCCGTCCTTCGATGACGCCATAAAGGCGCTGCTTTGGCCCGGAGCCAAGCGGATAATCGGATCATTTGATTGCTTTGTTCGGACACTCTTGGAAATGGGATTATCAATCCGCGCTTATGCCCGCAGGCGCGGCGTGAGCCATGTTGCGGTGCTGCGCGCGATCAAGCAGGGCCGGGTGCCCGTCGAGCCGGACGGCACCATTGATCCCGCGAAAGCGGACGCTTCGTGGGAACGCTCGACCGATCCCGGCCGCGCGAAATCGAAGTCGAAGGCTACCGCAGAGAAGCTGCGCCCCGTCGGCGAGGCGGCGCTTGGCTCCGTGCGCGAGACGCTGAAGGAGCAGGGTCTGCCCGCGGGCGGCAGCGTCACCTTCGTCCAGGCGAGAACCGCCCACGAGATCGCGAAGGCACATCTCGCGCGGCTGCGCTTGCAGCGCATGAAGGGCGAGCTTGTCGACCGCGCCCGCTCGACGGCACTCGTGTTCCGGCTTGCGCGCGAAGAGAGGGATTCCTGGCTCAACTGGCCGGCGCGAATCGCAGCCCTGATCGCAGCCGAGCTCGGCGTGGAGGCCCATGCCGTGCAGAAGGTCGTGGAGGGGCATGTCCGCGCTCACCTTGCCGAGCTCGCCGATATCCGGCCCGAGTTCCGATGACGTATTCGCCTTCGATGGCGCGGAGGACCTGAGCCAAGCCTGGCGCGACGGGCTCTTGCCCGATCCGTCGCTCACGGTCTCCGAATGGGCGGACCGCCATCGGGTGTTGAGCCCACGCGCCTCGGCCGAGCCTGGGCGCTACCGCACCGATCGCACGCCCTACATGCGCGCGATCATGGATGCGATGTCGCCGGCGCATCCGGTACGGCGCGTCGTATTCATGAAGGCGGCTCAGGTCGGGGCAACTGAGGCCGGCAATAACTGGATCGGCTACGTTATCCACCATGCGCCCGGGCCAATGCTCGCGGTGCAGCCGACCGTCGAACTCGCCAAGCGTTTCTCGCGCCAGCGCCTCGATCCGCTGATCGAGGAAAGTCCCTCTCTCCGCCAGCGGGTGAAGCCTGCGCGCTCGCGCGATGCCGGCAACACGATGTTGTCGAAGGAGTTCCCGGCTGGGCTCCTCGTCATCACCGGCGCCAACAGCGCGGTCGGCCTGCGCTCGATGCCGGCGCGTTACCTGTTCCTCGACGAGGTCGATGCCTACCCGCCATCGGCCGACGAGGAAGGCGATCCCGTTGCGCTCGCGGAAGCGCGCACGCGCACGTTCTCTTGGCGCGCAAAGGCATTCCTTGCCTCGACCCCGACGCTCGCCGGGCTCTCGCGCATCGAGCGTGAATACGAAGCTTCGGACCAGCGCCGATACTTCGTGCCGTGCCCGCATTGCGGGGACATGCAGTGGCTCAAATTCGAGCGGCTGCGGTGGGAAAAAGGGAAGCCCGAGACTGCACACTATATATGTGCGTCCTGCGACCACCGGATCGAGGAGCACCACAAGACGGCGATGCTCGGGGCTGGCGAATGGCGCCCGACCGCGGAAGCCCAGGATCCGGGCACGATCGGGTTCCACATCTCGGCGCTCTATTCGCCGGTCGGGTGGGTCTCCTGGG